TAATAATACAGCCTTTTTATAGGGAATACGAGTCATTTAATCAGAAAATATTTTTAGGTAACTTTGAGTTCTTTGCTCTTACTGCAGGGTGGGAAAAATTTACCCCGACGGGCTACAAGTCTTCTACCTTTTATCACTCAAATAGTAAAGAATACCAAAAACACAACGAAGAATTTTTACTCAATGAATTTAAAAAAATCCTTGAAAAATACGGGGTCGATGTTGTTAAAGGCACACAAATATCACTTTTATAACGGAATTTATAAACGAATAATCATAGTAAAATAAAAAAAATGCAAAAAAAAACAACAATGACAAAGAAACAAGAAGAGCGACAAAAACAAATTGAGCGGGTTTATAAACTTTTAGACGAAGTTGAGCTTATACTTAATGCAATCTTTCTTAGAATGAAAGAAAGAGGGACAACATGACTCAAAGGTTCACAGACACAGAACTAAAAGCAATTATAGCTACAGAAATAACAGACTTTACAGTATTCAAACAAATAGCCGAGTCAATAGTCGATGAGCAATTATTGAGTAAAGGATTGTCGTCTAACAGATTAAAACTTATTCAATTAAATCTCGCTGCTCATTTTACTTGCATGATTGACAAGCAGGAAATCTCTGAGGCACATGGATCGGCAAAATCAACCTTTGCTGATGTCTATGCTGAAGGTTTGAGGGCAACGCAATACGGGCAAACAGCCATAGTTCTTGACACCTCTAAAAGTCTTATATCAATAGAAGTAGCTACAGCAAACGCTACAAACAAAAAACCCTTTTTGAAATTGTTATGAAATTTTTTCAAGCGGCAACATATTGGGCTAGCAATGGCAATCTTAATCCTTTTGGTGAAATTCAATTTTTGGCACCAGTTGAAATAATGGTTAGATGGGAAGACAGCCAAAGCTTGTTTGTTGACAATTTTGGCAATGAGCAAGTGTCAAAGTCAGTGGTTTGGACAAAGACAGAAATAAGCCCCAACAGTTTTTTGATGTTAGGCGTGCTTCAAGCGACTGCAACAAACCCAAGATTAGTTGAGAATGCGCACGAAGTTCGTGCGACAGGTTCGACTCCAAATTTAAAAGTAAGCAAGACTGAATACAAATGTTGGCTGTAGATGAGAGGAGACAAACAAGTTGTTACTGCTCAAGGATACAGATTGTCCCCCAGTTCAGATTGTCCCCAGTCTAGGCTGCAGATGAGAGGAGACAAACAAGTTGCTGCCGCTTTAAAAGCTGAATTAATCAAATTCAGGGGGAAAATTGGATTAGGACTAATTGGCGCAACGACTGCAATTAAGCTTGAGAGTCAGCTCAGAACACCAGTTGATACGGGCAGATTGAAAGCATCGACATTTAGCAATCAACCAAAATTTAATCAAAATGAAATAATAACTAGCGTGGGGACTGATACTAACTATGCTGTGTTTGTTCATGAGAATCTGGAAAGCTCTCATATTACTGGAGAGAGCAAGTTTCTCTTTAATGCAATAATTTCTACAAAGTCGGCGACTGAACAAATTATGGCTTCAGAATTGCGACTTTAGCGAGTGAATGACTTTTAACTAAATAGGAAAATTAAAATGACAGAAATAGAACAACTAAAAATAGAACTAATAAAAAAGTTAGACAGCACAGGAGAAGAATTTACACTAACATTTGCCGAAAAAATATCACAAAATCAAGCTTATGGGGAATATAGTTATACAATTCAAACTTTTAACAAAGCTAAAATAGACGATATATTTTATACCCAACATAAAAATATTGCTTATTTATCAGTGGTGCTGAACCGAGGAGTAAAGAAGAAAGTATTTTTAGGTGAAGTAATAAACATAAAGCTAAAATAGGTAACCGTTTAAAGAGAACCGAGGCTAAAAAGGTATAATTGAAGCATTATACAAAGAAAGCTTCACAATGAAAAAAACCCAAATAAACCAAAAAAATATTTCAGAAAGAAAAATTGAAAAAGCTTTTTTGAAATCCAATGGGTCGATAACTGAAACGGCAAAAATACTCGGGATTTCGCGCACAACTTTTTATACCCACGTCAAGAAGCATCCTCTTTTAGAAGAAAAACTGAAAGAATTAAGGGATGAGATCAGGTTTAAACGGTTAGAACATGCAGAACTTCAGCTGGCTAAAAAGGTAGAAGAAGGCGACATGAAGGCGATTATTTATACTATAGAGCTATACAGAAAAGGCTTTAACAGGCAAAACGACAGCACTGTTATAGAAATTCAGCAGGACGACGAAGACAACCAGGAGGACGCAATTATGGCTGCAATAAGAGCCAAGCACACTCCTTTGGTGGTCATTGAGGGAGATTATCTCTAAGATGTTGAGCGTCGAAGAGATTGCGAATTGTCGAACTGATTTGTTGACTTTTATTGGGACGATATTTAAGCATCAGAAAAAGGTAGAATTCTTGATCAGCTCTCATCATGTCAAAATTTGTAATATGCTTGAGCGGGTTTTTATCGGCGAGGTTACTAATTTAATCATTAACGTTCCTCCGAGATATGGCAAAACTGAGATCATTATTATGTTTACGGCTTGGACGCTGGGTCTTGAGAGTGACAGCAATTATATTCACGCAAGCTATTCTAAGCGTTTAGCTGCATCAAATATGACTAAAGTTCGTGAAATATTGCAGAGCCCGATTTACAAAAAGATCTTCCCGAATACTTGCCTAAAAAAAGACATGAAAGCCAAAGATCATTTTGCTACAGAAAATGGCGGTGTCGTTTTTTCAACCTCTGTCGGCGGTAGTATCACAGGCTTTGGTGCTGGTGTAAGTGGGCGAGAAAGATTTGGAGGAATGATTAGCATCGATGATGCCGCTAAAGCTTCTGAAGCATCGTCAACAATTATGCAAGAGACCGTTATTGAATGGTTTTTAGATAGTGTTGAAAGTCGTAAGAATAACAAAAAGACGCCAATTATTATTATTGGGCAAAGGCTTAGTGAGAATGACTTGCCGGGCTTTTTGTTAGACTTAGAGAGAGGCAACGGACTTGAATGGACACTATTAAAGATACCCGTTTTAAGCGATGAGGGAGCACCATTGTGGCCGTTAAAACACAATCTGCTGGATTTAGAAAGGATGAAGCAGAAAAATCCATACATCTTTAGCGGGCAGTATATGCAAGAGCCCTCCCCAAGAGGGGGACAAATATTTAAAACTAAGTTTTGGCGATACTACGCTGTTTCACCTGCTTTTGAATATCTAATTATCACGGCTGACACAGCCCAAAAGACTAAAGAGCACAACGACAATTCTGTCTTTGAGTGTTGGGGTTATTTTGAGGGCAAGGCTTATTTAGTCGATTTAGTTACAGGCAAGTGGGAAGCACCTGCATTGCTGGCTATTGCGACCGCTTTTTGCAATAAACATTCTGGCTCAAACACTCAGACAAGCGGTCGCTTAAGATATATTGCGATTGAAGACAAAAGCAGTGGCACGGGGCTTATTCAAACACTGAAACACGATATAAATAATCATATTCCTGTCAAGGCAATTCAAAGAAACATAGACAAATACACAAGAGCATTAGACGCAGTTAATTACTTGGAAAGTGGCTATGTATACTTGCCTGAGCGGGCGGAATTCTTAAATGACTTTATCATTGAACATGAAAAATTTACTGCTAATGATAGTCATAAAAGAGACGATCAAATAGATGCTATGATGGACGCAGTAACGCTATTACTTGCACAACCGAAGAAGCGATCGGGGGTTTGGGGTGGTAAATAATGCAACTGTTTCCAAAATAGAAACAGTTGAAAAAAAGTTATTTTAGAGACTTGAGTTAATGATAAAATAATTATTATGTCTATTTCTGAAAAAAATCCGATAAAAAGACCCAAAATAAGGGTTGAATATCTGACCTGCAGTTGTTGGGAAACTTTAGAAGAAATGGTTTTTGATGGCGTTACTATTGAAAAAGGGTTTATTACTGATTTTGCTTCAATACCAAAAATAATGCGCTTTTGGATAAATCCAATGGATTGCCCCTTGGCCGCCATTTCTCACGACAAAAAGCTAACAATTCTTGCTGTGCTGGAAACGGTAAAGAGAGTAGAGAGGTTTAAAGCTTGGGTGCTAATAAACCGCTCAATGAGGTTAGCTTTAAAAATACAGGGCAGACACATTAGTAAAGCAAAGAAAGCTGCGATCATCTTTGCAATCAATGCAAACGCCGTTTACAAGTGCTTTATTGTGAATAAACAGCCTTGCAGAGCTAAAAGATTATCTGACTTTAAAGGACTAGAGCGTGCCTGATTTGAATTTGCAAGAGGCAATTAAAGAGGCTTACGCAACAGCGCCAACAGGCGTGGTTATTTATCACACTCTTGAGATTATTCATCCTTTGTTCACAGTGCCGCCGTCGCTTTTAACGAGTAGCGCGGGGACATTTTCACTGGTTCAAGGTTATAAAAACATGTTTACGGCGGCGTATGAAGATGGCGATCCTGTTCCTTTTTTAAAGGAATATTTCAATTACCCTTTTTTGATTCAACTGCCTGGAATTAGTGAAAAATCATCTCCCGAGGTTTCAATAATCCTTGATAATTCTGATAAATTGGTTTTACGAGAGATAAAGAAAACATTAACATCAAGCGTACCAATAACCGTGATTTATCAGCCGTTTTTAGGCTCCAGTCGCCCCGATACGGCGTTTGGCGACAAGGCATACAAAGAGCCTCTAACTTTAAAAATTACTTCTGCTTCAGTAACGCTAAGCAAGATAACTTTAAAAGCTCGGTTTCCTGACTTGGCGAACATGAAGTTTCCTAAAACTACTTATACTGCGGAAAGATTCCCGGGAATACTAAAATGAAACACTGGTCAACAAAATATATCGGCATTCCTTGGAAGTTCGGCGGGGATAGCTTTAATGGCTTTGATTGCTGGAATTTCTTTAGGCATGTGCAAAAAGCAGAATTCTCAATAAAAATACCCGTTCTGGGAAACAAATGGACAGAGCTAGACTCTCCAAAAGACGGTGACGCTGTGTTGTTGTCTCAGTTTCGCGATCCAGCGCATATTGGCATTTATGTTAAAATTCCAGGAAACCAAGGAAGCATTGGTGTGCTTCATTGTGTAGAGCCTCAGGGAGTTATTTTCTCATCCGCTGAAAATCTAAAAGAGTTAGATTGGAAAATAATAAAGTATTACGAGTTTAACGAGAAATAATATGCCCAAAATTAAAATATTTCACAATATATTAGATCCTTCGCAGAACACTGAAGAATATGAACTTACGACTGGAACAACGATTAAAAGCTGGACTGATCAGAATCAGCAGATTGACGAATATCCAAAAGTTTTTTTGCTCAATGGTGAGATAGCTTTAAAAAAAGCTCAAGAGGAAAATATCCTTAATGAAAATGATGTCGTGGAAATCAGAAGGCTGCCGATGGGCTGGGACCCTTTGGGTGATTTGGAAGACTTAGTTAATGACATTGCAGATGAAATTGGCGGAGCTTTAGAGGATGTTGTGGACTTTGTTGGGGATACTTTAGATAATATTTTAGGAGGATTTAACGATTTCAAAGGAAATCTTCCCGATACCAAGGAAGACGAAGCAAAGTCGTCTCCAACTTACAGTGTTGATGCACAAGGAAACACTGCAAGACTAAACGCTCCAATTCCAATTTTGTATGGTAAACAGCGTTTTTTTCCTGATTTAGCTATACAGCCTTATCACACTTACAACGGCGTTTACTCGGGAACTGGGGGGCACGCAACTACAGATCCAGCTTGGGCTGGAAATGATCAATATTTAAACTATTTACTCGTTATCGGGCATGGCAAATATGACATCCACGAAATTAGAATTGACGACACTAACATTGATAATTACCCAGAAATTGAAAAAAGAGTTTATTTACCGGGCGAAAAAATAAAGCCAACAGACGCTAATCTGTTTTATGTTAAGCCACATATAGCTAAAATTTCAGAGATATCTAATGTAGAGTGTTTAATTTTAAAGGCTTCGCCAGCGTTTGTTGTTAACCCCGCCGAGACAACGATTACTCATATTGAAATTGATTTTGTTTTTCCGAACGGCATTTATAACTTAGATGACGACAGAAAGGTGGTCGTAGGATCGGTTGATGTTCGGACTGAGATAAGAAAAAAAGGCACCACAAGTTGGATACCAATTTTCGGTGAAGATCATGTTCCGGGTGTTTCTTCAGAAAACTTCCTCGGTAAGACGATTGATCCAGTTAGAAAGACAATTAAAATGAGAGTTTTAAACATTGAAGCAAAAAAACAATATGAAATAAGATTTAGCAAGATTATCTCCCCAGATGTAGTCAAGGTCTTTGTCGCTTCTGCAAAGTTTTATTATGCTGAAGACGCTGACTTAGCTTACGAGGGGTTGACAATGTTGGCGGTTAAAATAAAGGCTACCGGGGCAATATCTGCTCAGAATAGCCGAAAAATAAATGTTGTAGCAACTAGAAAGATTAAACGATGGTATCCTAATCGGGGCTGGTCTGACGAAAACAACAGCAGCTCTGTTGTGTGGGCGATTGCAGACGCTTTAAAGTCTTCTTATGGCGCTGGTTTAGTAGACAGTCAGCTAGATTTGCAGGGATTTTTTGAATTAGACCGTATAATTTCAACCGAAGGCTATAATTTCAACGGTGTTTTTGACCGAAGAATGACGGTTTGGCAGGGAATTAATTTGATTTGCAAGGCGGCGAGGTGCTTAGTTATTTTTCAAGGTGGCGTAGTCAAAATTATTAGAAATTCTCCTCAAAATATTCCAATTTCTTTGTTTTCGCCGCAGAACATGGTTAAAAATTCTTTATCGATACAACATAACTTAGTCGATGACTCTGATTTCGATGGGGTTCAAATCGAGTATATAAATGGGGAAAATTGGCTTTCTGAAAATGTTTCAGCTTCGCACACCAGCGCTGGCGAAGTTGATGCGAATTCGCTTGCAAACCCTTTTATCTTTAAATTGTTTGGTTGTACTAGAAAGGGAGAAGCCCTTTCTTATGCACGATATAAAGCTAGACAACTGTTCTATCAAAGAACTACAGTCAGCTTTAGCACTGAGCTAGACGGACACCTTTGTAGCTTCGGCGACATGGTTTATATTTCACACGATTTATTGTCTGACGCTATAACGGGCACAGTTTTAGAGCTACTGCCTAACGCTAAAATCCGACTAAACGAGCCTTTGAAGGCTGGACCGATTGTCAAAATAATCTTCAGGGGCAAAGCTGGCAACATTCAGCAAAACAAGCAATTTAGTGTTAGAGCAAGAAGCTTTGAGACAAGTATTGTTGAGTTAGTCGGGAGTTGGTCAAATACAACAGACACTGATGGAAATGTCGGCATTATAGAGCCGGTAAGTGGAGACACCCTAGGGTTTAACTTTGATGGCGATTTGACTAGTTTTGCGGTAGGTGCAGAAAACGAGCTTGTTAGTGAATTCCTGGTTAAATCTGTGAAACCAGGCAAAGATAAAGTGAAACTCAGCTTAGTTAATTACGACAAGAGAGTGCATGAATGAGCTTATCAATTTAGGTTATTTCTTATTTAGCTACAGCGGCGGAATAATAGCGTTAGCCTTTATTCACATAATAAAGCCCAAAAACACTTTAAAGGATTTCGGGCTTAGGCTCTTCATAATGATAATCACTGCTCACCCCATGGAGAGTGTTGTTCAGCACTCTTTGGGCTGGGGAGACGATTTTGGTATGGTGGCTCAAGGTCTTGGTGTGTTTATCATGTGGCTTGTGTTGGGATTGCTTCAATGCTTATTAAACAAAGAGTGCATGGCAAAAGTGACCAAAGGATTTTCAGTTATCGTTGAAGCTAGCAAGTGGGGTAAGAAGTGAATGTTAGCGTTATTTGCCAAGGCAGCAGGGTTTAAAGCACAATTAGCGATAGGGTTTGCCGTTTTCACTGTGGTTTCTGCTTTTTTTTGGTGGCAATCTTATCAGCTTGGGAAATTAGAAAAAAAATTAGAAGTTGCTACTAAAAACAACGCTATATTAGAGCAAGGCGTTAATACTCAAAGTGAAACAATTGACGATTTGCAAAAAAATATGCAATTCAACGACGCAAACAACAAAAAATTAAACAAGTCCAAAATAAAGGCAAAAGAAGCTCAAAGAAATCACATTAGACGATATGATAAAGCAAGAAGAACAATTAAAAGTGAAAGCATTGCGAACCCCGAAGACGCTGCGAAGCGTGTTAATGATGAGCATGATAATATTCTTGACAGCATGTTCAACGCCACAAACCCTAAAAATAAAAACAACGAAAATAGCGACTAAGCAACAAACATTTAGTTTGCCTGTTGGACTGTCTCAGCCAGATGTCAAGTTGCAGGTTATCACTAAAGCGATTACTGAAAAAATGAACAAAGATATTGACTTAAATCGTGCACAGCCTTACGCGCTTTATTGTTATCCCTCGAGTGATCTGATTCAAAAGGGAAAATACTCAAGAGATATTGCTAGATATGTTTTAGAGCTGTTAGCTGTTACTGAAGCATACAAAGAGCAGGTAAAAAACAACAACTCAAGTATTAACCAATAGGTTAATTTAGGTTATTTTGCTTAACTGATTTGGTTCGTTCTCAAAACCACTGCTCCAAAGATCTGTTTTAATTTTTAGTCTTTCTTTTTGTTTTTCTTCGATAGATTCTAGATTAAAATAATTTGGATTTTCTAATAATTCTCTTTGGTATTCTTGCTCAAATAGCAAAGGTGTTTGCTTTTGAATTCTCCTGATTGTTCTTTTTTTTCGCATTGTTAATACTATTTCTGCTTTCATCACGGTTGGCTTTTTGATTTCATGAAAATTAACAGAAATGCTATATCCTCTGCCCAAACCCAACTGATCCTTTAAATTTGGAAACAGTTGCTTTGCTTTGTCGACGAGCTTTGCAGACAGATTGTTTCTGTTTTGGTCTTTTGCTAAAAAATCCCATACAAGTGTTTTGGGTGCGTTTTGGGGTGGCTCTTGGTAGGGATTTGTCCAAGAAACGCTGTAAATAGTTAAGACGGTTATTTTTTTCGACATTTCTTTAATCCTTTTTTATACTGAAAAGCCCTCAAAAAAGAGGGCTGAGCAATAATATCAATTTTTAGTCAATTAACACTAAATCTAAAATTTCATTCGATTCAAAAACACAATATTCAAACCGATCTTCTTCAGATTTTAAATCTTGTGGGGCTTCTTCTCGCGATACTATGATTGCCAATTGCTGTCCTGTTACCTTATCTAATACGCCGCTGAAGGATGCTCTTATATAAAATCCTTCGTGTTCATGACTCTTCATAGAGACAGTAACCCTAACTTTTTGTTTTCGAGCGGCAATATCCTGTAAATGAACGCACTTTATTGCATCGAGTAATGATGCCAATTCTTTATTTTTGCCTATATCTTTATCTTTACTTTTGTATTTATCTTTATATTTTATCGTTGTAGTATCCATTTTATTAACCCCTTTTAAATTATGCCAATATTGGCACCACGAAGCCCCAACTAAGAGGCTTTGTGGTTATTAATCAAACTTTCTTTTTTAAAAAATCGCACTCGGCACCAACAAATTATGACTAAAAAATAATATTTCTTTCCCTTTTTTCGCCTTATAAGCAGAGTGGTTAAAAGAATATTTCTTGGTTAATTTCTTGGAAACCCATTGATAGAGTTGTGTAATTTCGGGGGTATTGTCATAGGAAACAATCCAATTAATATTACTAATTTCTTTTATTGCCTCTGAAACCTCTTTATGTTGGTCGTCTTTATAGTAATGAATATATAGCGATGAGCCTTTTAGATAATACGGTGGGTCAAAATAAAAAATAGTTTTGTTGTTATTTGATTCTGCTTGTATTTTTTTGATTAATTTAAGTGCATCAAGATTGTATAAGTCAATTTGCTTCTTATATTTTGCAATCAGTTTGATTCTCTTAATCAAATTTTGTTTATTAAAACGGCAATTGATTTTATATTTCCCCGTTTGATTTTTCCCCCCAATAACGCCTGCATTGATAATGCCAGAAATATTCGTTCTGTTAAGAAAAAATGTAGAAAAGCCTAAATCCAAAAGCTTTTCTTTAGATTTATTTTTTTGTATTTCTTTTGCTTTTTTCCAATTTTC